TAAGCTTCGATCCGCTTTTGATGTCTTCATAGTATTTGGATTTTACACTTTCCAAGTGTAGCTTTGCTTGAGCAACTTGCTCCTTCATAGCTAATTTTTTTCTTTTTATTTCTCTATCTTCATCCATCTCTTCATCATAAGAGAAAGTGTCTTCCATAACAAATTCAATTTCATCTTGTGATAAGTGTGGTTTAGTAGATTTATAATATTCTGTTAATAAAGTATGATTGTCTAGTTCTGAAAAATCTTGGTTAAGAGTAACGTAGTCAGTTAAATCTCCACCAGTTTCCTCCATGAAGAACATTAGTTTTTGAATGTCTTCTGGTAGTACTTGGCCGGTTTGCTCCGATTGTGCGATAGCTTGTTCTACCACTTCAGTTACTTCTTCTACTTCTTCTTGAACTTCATTTGTGATCTCTTCAACAACCGGTGTTTCTGTAGTTTCTTCCACTGGCGTCTCAATAACCTCTTCAACAACCGCTGTTGGTTCTTCTGTTTTTTCAACAGGTTCTTCAACTTTAGTTTCTTCAACCGGCTTGCTTAAATCAACTTTTGTAATAGTTTCTTCAATAGTCTCAGCTGGTTTTTTCATTTTAGCTTTAACCTTCGTAACGTTTCCTTTCGTTTCGTTACCATCTGGTTGTTTCGCTTCTTTTGCTTTTACTTTAATTTTGCCAGTCTCGCCGTCAGCGATTGGCTCTTCTTTTTTTGCCATAATATAATATAATAATAGTTAATAAATTTATCTAGGACCAAAGCTTGACATATCAATACCTCCTAATACATCATTACCTGAAGACTCAAAATTCTTAGGTCCTGTACTTCCTTTTCTTTGCTCAATCATTTCTGATTGTTGTGTTGCTTGAATCTTTGTTCTATTGTCTTTGCGATCTTCCTTTTCTTTTTCACCTTGAGATCTTTGGTTAGTCTCAGCGCCTTTAAGTTGCATGTTGTATTGGAACTCTTGTTCCATCAACTGTCTTTTTATTTGAGCTTCTTGGTTTAACTTTTCAATTTCAAATCTTGACTTTGCTTCTTCTATAGATATAGCTGTTTGAGCCACTTGTTGTTGTTTTTGCATCTCAAGTTGGGCTGAAGATTCTTGTTGTTGTATATTCGCTTGAGCTTGAGCCTGCATGTTTTCTTGTTGCATTTTCTGATCTCTAGCTATCTTTTTCTTTCTCCTGATTTTTAACAGTTGATTTGCGAGTTTTATGTTTTTGATTTCCCTAAGATCAATAGCGTCTTCTAGCTCTATATTCTGTTGACCTAACGCTACTTGGATATTGTTCTCTAACATTGCTTTCTCTTCTTCATCTGGAGTTAACTCTATAAATATTCCAAAGTCATATAAATGCAAGTCTGCCATTTCTGTTAAAGTGGCTACGTTATGAGCTCCTATCGCCTGAACAAAAGCGTCTTTGGTTGGTGAGTACTCTATAATATCAGATATTCTAAGTGATAAACACTCTGCTACCTCACCCGTTAAAAATAACCCACCCTGTAATATATGTCTAGTTGCTGTGTTTGAGTTTGCGGCCGCCATTTTCTGAACACCAACCAAAGACTTTGGATCTGGATTAGCAGCGTCTCTAGCTTCGTTTAAACCAGTTACATCTCTAATCATTTGTAGATAATAGTTATAGTTACCTATAAGTGCTTGCAGTTTAGCCCCACCCGCCCCAGATTGTATCTCTTGGATTGGGATTTTGCCTGGATTCATATCACCATCAGAGGTGAAACTTCTACCAATAACACTACCCGTTTGAAAGTACATGTTTAAAGCTTCTTGTGGATTGTAATTAGTTCCATTACCTAGATCAATTTCAGCCAAACCATCGGCGTCTAAATACACGCCGTCTGGCGTCATTCTCGACATCACTTGTTGTAACTTTAAATGAGTCAGTTGAATCATATCAGCAAAACCAGTAATTCTTTTAACCAAAGAGTCGATACGACCTTCATACATTCTTGGGGCGCAAATAGCGTAGTTCATTTTAACCTTAGTAAAATCACTTTTTGGACGCATCATATTTTTTGCCATCTCCCATTTTAAAAGCTTTTTAGTCCCTAGTATTAAAGCGCCTTCATATAGTGTTTCCATCTTTCTAGACTCTCTGCTAAAATTCTCATTTTCTTGTGGAGCAAAGGTATCGTCTTTTTCAATAGCTTTCTCTGCTCCAGAAGCACTTTCCTTCAACTTATAAACCTCATTCATATAGGTTTTGTAATTAAAGTAGAGTACATCTATTTTGTTTTTGTCAACCTCACCCTCTCTATACCTCTTGTTATTTCTATTGCTAATGCCACTTGATTTTTGTATCTCTTCTAAATCCTCAGTCGTAAGATGTGGGAACTGCTTTATAAGCTCATTTATTGGAATTGTCTTTATTTCACCAACATAGTATATATCTTCAAAATAAGGTGAGTCTGTATGAGAGTAAACTAGTTTTGCAGGATCAACATAATCAATGACTACGCCCTCAGAAGTATTAAAAGAGGTTTTCACCGCACCTATACCTAAAACGGTAAGATCGTGATAAAACCTCTTTTTTGTTAACTCATATTTATTTCCTTCAAACAAAACGTTTAAAGCTTGTTCTTCAGCTATCTCTACAGCTTGCTTATAATTAAGCTGCATATGTAAGTCTAATTCTTCTTGTGTCTCTGGTAGTGTTGATGGGGGATTTTTAAATAAATCCATCCCAAACTTTTCTTTAACGAAGTCTTTCAACTCCTTTGACCTCATGTCCTCCATTATAGCATTCATGTACTCAGTACGCTTGCTAACTCCAAATGGATCTTGTGAGAAAGCCTTTATGTCATAAGTTCTTTCAGCGATACCATTTACAACAATATCTACAAATTTAGATATAATAGGAACGGGTTTCCAATCTAAATTAAGATAAGACAAATCACCATTAATAGATAATTCATCTTTATACTTTTGAATAGACTGTTCTCCCCTAGCATATAATCTAAGATTGTGAAAATTATTTTTACCGTTAGTATATCTGCTCTGATTGTTTGTTTCATCAAACCACTCTCCTTCTATAGCTTGAGCAACCTTAAGCCCATACTCATAGCTTATCTTCTCTGCATCGCTAACTACTTGACTTGGAAAATTCCTCATATTATTCTTTAATTATTTTAGACATACCACCTGAATTTGAATACTTAGACATGTGTATATTTAATTTTGGTTTTTCTATCTTTGCATTTGGCGCATACAGATGTCTGTTGTTAGCCATAATAGCTAAGCCAGAACTTATCGACGCATCATGCTTTGTTCTTTTGTTTATATCAAACCTACTCCAATCATTTAACAACTCATTAAAATACAAATCCCCGAACGTGCCGTCTTGCTTCATTCCAACGTGATCCTGTATATACATTTCGATCGCAGCTGCGTGTGCTTGTTTGATATCTTCTGAAGAGTTAGGTATTCCACCTACTTCTTTTTCTGCAACGGACAACTTGTTCCAAATTTTGTCCGGCCTATTCATGCTAAACCCTCTATATCCTCTTCGCCTCAGATAATACAAGAGACGAGGTTTATTGTTCTCTGCGAGTATAGGCATCCCGTAAAACACTAAAGCCATTAGAACGTCCTCAAAGAACATCTCAGCCGTTGGTGGTCTTGACAGGTATTCTAAAAAGAAACTGTTAGCTGGAGCATCTTCCATGCTAAACCTGGTTAAGCCATGTAAAGCTCCTTTGGATCCTTGCCCATCTACCGTTCCTGATATATCGTAACTATCACAACCAAAAGCCCCCATGTGCTCGTTGCCGGGATATTTAATACCATTTTTAAGTATCACTTTATTTTGTATTCCAGAAGGCGGAACCCAACTAACCTTAAATCTTCCTTTTGGATCTGGGTAAAATATAACTTGTGTGTCTTTTATTCCATTCACCCACTGAAAGTTACCTGTTGTAACTCCTAACGTTCTAGATAACTCCTCGTTGTAGTCTATCTGCTCGTATATCTTAACTAAGTTAAATATACTTCCTTTTGCCTCATCTCTAAACGCGTGCTCTGTAGTTCTTGGGAATTGACGGTAAAATTCATTTAAACCGTCGTGATCATCTTTTAGACCATCTACTTCATTTTGCCAGTTGTCTATTACACCTACATCTATTAATTCACCGTCTGGTGCGAGTCTATCGATATCAGGAGTAGTAAAGACTGGAACTCCATACTCGTCAATAAATCCTTCGTAGTTCCATTCCATTGGGATAAACAAAGAGTATAAGCCAGACTTTGTCTGACCATTTCTATTTCGTTTCGTGACATCTGAGGCATTGTATAGTTTTTTAAAATTCTCTCCACCTTTATCTAAAGCATTTGAAGTACTACCCATCATACATTTACCAATAATTCTACTACCTAATCGTAAGCATGTTTTTGTAACTCTCCAGTTATTTAAAATATTATCGGGTCTCTCCCATTTACCAGATTCATCATGTACTAGTAAGTTTAGTTTTTCACCATCATAACTATTGTCTCCAGTATTTTTCCAATCTATAGTCGTGTCTAATCCCTGTATGTCTTCCAGCTTTTCGTTAGCTGTAATCTTTTTTCTTGTAAATTTACTAGCAGGTACACGATAAGCAAGCTCGGATTTAGGGCGATCCATACCATCTTGTACAGGTTTAAAAAAGAAAGGATAATTAATTGATATAGGGACAACTTTGTCGGTAAACATTTTTTTAGCATCAGCTCCTGTTTTAGATAGTATTCCATATCTACTATCACTCGCGAGAGTGGCTAAATTAACTGCTTCTGCTGATGACATGAAAGAAAATCCAGAACGTCTATTTTTAAGGTAGCACATTCCATAACATCTTTTGTCTGCCTTGCAAGCTTCCCAGAATATATAGAATAATCTGTTTGCCTCTCTAAAGTCTGGAGCACCTACGTCAATTTTACTCCATTGTAAGTACATATACTGCGTACCTGTTATCCAGGTTGGTTTACCATTATTTGTGAACCAGAATCCTTCCTCCCTTCTTATGAATTCTTCGTCTATATAATCGTACCATTTTTCTTTACTGCTTTCCGGATAGTTTCTCCAATCGAATATATTTTTAATTCTCTGCAACTCCTTGGGATACTCGAATTTCACCCATTTGTTCTTCGGATCTTTGTATACTTCTTTAGGAGCTTTTGGTAGCGCAATAACTAGCCCTTGTATTTCTATTATCTCACCTATTTGTCCGTTATGAGATAATACTATAATATCGTGTTCCTTATCGTAACCGTATTTCCATTTCTTACCCTTGTTAAGTCTACTAATAGTAGTTTTCTTAACCGGCTCAACCGTCTTAACTAAACTTTGCTCGTACATTATTTAGATCTACTTTCTGCGAATCCCTTAAAAGTTTTTTCCTTTGTCTCTTCAGGTGCTTTACCCTCAAGCAAGTCTTCTTCTTCTTTAATTCTGTTAAGTATCTCAAATGCGTCAAATATAGCTAATTTTTTAGTAGCCGCGGCATTCTTAAGTCTATCTGCTGATATGTCATCGTCTGAATCAACGATTGCCTCCTTCGCTACTTTAATCAGCTCTTCAACTGCTTTGTGCCCAGCTTGGATTATACTCTTCTTCGTTTCCTTGATGTTCATATTTGATTGTAATAAAATTAGATAAAACTCGAAATAGTCTCTCGCCATCAACGATAAACTCATATTCACTATTTGGTCTAAAACCAACTAGATTGTTAACCTCAACCGTACCGTCAGAATATTTGACAATACCTTGTAAAGGTTTTTCAGATTCAGTGTTAAACTGATCTGTAGCTTTTAAAGGTATTACAAAGCAATATCCTTTTGGAGCTATCCACTTATCTTCTTGTTTATATAAAAAGATTTGCTCGTGGTTTATAAGGTACGTATCTTCATTGAAGTAAGCCTTACTGTTTCTTTCCACACCCTTAACGTCGTTCCATCTTCTAAAAACGTTATGGTGTACTATAACTGTATCTCCTGGTTTTATATCTGTATCACCAATGATAGGTGTTGATATTACAATAGCTTCTCTGTTAACATACTGGTGTTGAAATATATCTGTGTTAAGGATTAACTCTCCGCCA